GTACTAACGCTCAAACGTTTTATATTCGTGATAATAAGTTGCATATGGTATCACAAATGCGTTCAAATGATGTAGTCTTTGGTTACAAGAACGATTATGCGTGGGCTCAACATCTTATGGATCGTGCTATTGATAATCTAAATGAAGAAACATACAATCTTACAAAGGGTGATTTGATCTGGCAAGTAATGAATCTCCACGTATACGAGCGTCACTTTGGCTTGGTAGTTTAATGGCTGGGCTTATTCGTATAACTGACATTATTGAGCAGAAAGTTCGTAAAGAAAAAGAGCTCGAATTTTATGAAAAAGAACTCAAAAAACTTCAACAAAAAATGTTTTTTATTCAAAAGGATATTGATGTCACTAACACAATTATTAGAATAATTGAGAATGAAAAAGTGTTTGATATTAAAGACTCTATGGAAAAACGTATGATAGGAAATGACGATGAATGAAATTGTTAATCAAGAACCGTACGAAAACTACATGCGTCGTCGACTCCGAGAAGAAGATGACAGCCAAACTAAGTGGAATGCTAGGTTCATGGATATGGCTAAGCTCATAGCTGATTGGAGCAAAGATCCATCAAGTAAAATTGGTTGTGTAGCGGTAAACAGTGAACGTCGTATTCTTGCTACAGGATATAATGGCTTTCCAAAAGGCATCGAAGATACTGAAGAACGTTTAAATGATCGTCCTACAAAACATAGTCTTGTTGTTCACGCTGAGATGAATGCACTTATGAATGCTTTATATTCTGGCGTAAGTCTTAAAGATGCAACAATGTATGTTTATGGATTGCCCGTCTGCCCTGATTGCGCTAAGTGTGTCATACAAGCTGGTGTAAAACATGTAGTAATTCCTACTGATTTAACTACAAAAGGCGAATGGCAAAAAGTATGGCAAGAAAAAAGTTTGCCAATGTTTAAAGAAAGTGGTGTACAAATTACAGTTCTTGGTGTACAATATAACTTATGACTTACTTAGTAACAGACAATTGTGTTAAATGTAAACACACCACATGCGTATCAGTTTGTCCTGTAGATTGTTTCTACGAAGGCGAAGATATGTTAGTTATTAATCCCGATGAGTGTATTGATTGTGGAGTTTGTGTACCTGAATGTCCCGTAGATGCTATTGTCGCAGATGTTGATTTACTAGAACCAGATAGAATTATCTGGATGGAAAGAAACGCTAAATATAGTCAGGTATGGCCAAATATCGATGAAGAGCAAACTCCTCTAGAAGATCATACAGAGTGGGATGGTATTCTAAATAAATTTGAAACGTTTGTTGAAGGGTCATAAATACAATCGTCTAATTATGAATAAAGGTGAAAATAATGTCTAAAAAAATTCTAATAACTGGCATGAACAAGCTCCAGTGCACTAAAGATTTCTTTCTAAAACAACAGCTACAAGTGATTCCATCTCATTACTCGCTAATTCGATGCCTTGAAGGTATGGGCTATGAAGTGGAACAGAGGCCCGTAAAGCTCGGTGAGGATCTATCTGGCTACGATGAAGTAGTTGTATATATCCATAGTATTCAAGCCTTCTGCCAGTTCATCTGGTCCGGTCTGTACGCAGTTAAAGCCCGCCCTGATTGTATTATTGCTTTCGATGATTGGCAGTTCAGTCAGATCTTTAGTACTATTGAAACATATCAAGAAAAACTTAAAGCAGATGATGAAGGTTGTTTCCGACAGTACTTGTTTGATTTGTGGCAAGGTCAAGAAGATAAAGAAACTGTAATGAGTTACAAAGATGACTATATTGAAGCATGCGATATTATTACAAGCAGAAACAATCGTTTACTTGTAAGTGCATTTGCTGGTGGTGATCTATCACTTCTTAATCTTGGTTGGAAAGAAGAAAATGTTTATCCATACAATCCTAATCCTTATCACCTGAATCGTAATGCTGAAAACGGATATGGTACAGGCACGGTAGATCTAGGTGGATTCTTTGATGACGCCCCAGCAAAAGAGTTTAAGTGGAACTTTGCTTCACTAGTACAAGAAAAAACACGCAAGTGGTTAAAGCTACAACAACCAGAAGATTGGAAGTGGGAAATTGCTTACTTTGGTGCTAAGCGCGGTAAGTACAAATCAGAACGTAAGACTGAACCAGAGATGGTAAAAGTATTTGAACAGCAATGGGGTTGTTTGATGCCAGGATACTTCCACGCAGGTTGTGGTTGGTGGAGAGCTCGCCCTCTTCAAGTAGCAGATGCTGGTTCTATTCTAATCGGTGATAAGCCAGAGATGATGGTATATTATCAAGACGAAGCACTTGCAGGACTAAGAGTACAGGATATTGAAGCTATGACTGACGAAGAACTTGCTGCTACAGCAAAAGCTCAACGAGATGCTTTGTATGCTAATCATCCTCTTGATAAAGATATTCAACACGCAGAAATACAGAGGGCTCTATCAGCATGAAGTATTTAGTAGTTGGCGCCGGTCTATCCGGTATCGCAATCGCTCGTGAACTAGCAGATGCTGGTCATAAAGTAGATGTAATTGATAGGCGAGATCATGTTGCAGGTAACGCATATGATTTTACAAATGATGATGGTATTCGTGTGCATCAATATGGTCCACACTTATTCCATACAAGCAACCACAAAGTGTTTGATTGGCTTAGCCGGTTTACTGAATGGGTACCATATAAGCACAAAGTTAAGGCACAATTAGAAGATGGTCGTTACGCTACTCTACCAGTTAATAAAGAAACTAAAGAAATGGTCGGCGAAGAAAATGTCTTAGATATATTCTTCAGGCCATATACTAAAAAGATGTGGGGTGTAGAACTCGACGAACTTAATCCTGAAATCATTAATCGTGTTCCTATGAGAGATGATGATAACGAATTTTATTTCCCTAATGATACTATTCAATATATGCCAGTAAATGGTTATACTCAAATGTGTAGAATTGCGTTAGGCCATGAAAACATTACTGTAAAATTAGAAACAGAATTCAATAAGCATATGGAAAAAGAATACGATCATGTGTTTAACTCTATGCCCATAGATCAATACTTTGACTTTAAGCATGGTAAACTACCATATCGTTCTATTAAGTTCCACACAGTCACTCTACCTATTCCTAGTGCATTGCCAGTAGGAACTGTTAACTTTACTCACGACGGCCCGTATACTCGTGTTACTGAATGGAAGAAAATCGCCGCGCACGGAACCAATAAATATAACACAACGCTAACATTCGAAGAGCCTTGTGATTACGCTGATAATAACTTTGAAAGATATTACCCAGTAAAAGATCGCGACGGTAAAAACCGAGAGTTGTACGAGCAATATAAAAATGAACAACCAGAGCACGTAACCTTTATAGGTCGCTGCGGATTGTATGCTTACTTAGATATGCATCAAGCCGTAAGTTCAGCTTTGGCTACAGTGAGGAAATTTCTAGATGAATAATATAACACACGCGAGCATCGTACCTCTAATTGGCGGGGAAACAATCGCTTCTCATAAAGCTTTTGGAAAACCACCAATGCATCTAATGTCATATGAGGCTTTCGCTGCAAATGATAGGCATATTGTAAATCATTACGACGGTGAAGTTCCATATTATGTATTAGATGCTGAAGGCGGTCCTCAGCTCCCAACTAACGAACGGGCTGATGTTGTTGCATCTGTATGTCCTTGTGCAGGCTTGTCTATGATGTCACACGGATACGGAGATCAAAACGAAAACAATCAATGGTTAACAAAGACCGCAAATTATATTCTAGGCGAATATAAACCAAGAGTATTTTGGGGTGAGAACGCTCCAGGATTTGCTGGTAAGATTGGTAAAACAGTACGCGATGAAATGCAACAAATTGGTAGAGATAACGATTATACAATGAGCGTCTATCGTACTAAATCTTTATTGCACGGTGTACCTCAAGTACGTGAACGTTCTTTTTACTTTTTCTGGAAAGATACAGATGGCAAAGTTCCAATCTTCAATTACTTTGATCGTGAATATACACCCATCGAAACTTTGATTCGTAATGTTAAATCAAACTTCCAAACAGAATCCATTAGCAAGAAAAAGCCTTCTGATAATCCGTATTACAAATATATTCTTGAAGAGATTCACGGGGGACGCACTCATGCAGAACACTCTGCTGCTATTGATCCTACATCAGCTCGTGGTGTAGATGCTTTCTCCTATATCGAAAGATCAGGCCACGACTATCTCCAAGTAGGCAAATGGATGGAAGCTAATGGCTACGAACGTGAAGTAGAGAAATGTAAATACAAATATGAAAAGCTTGCAGCTGGTGGAAGTATCATGCGTCGTGGAGTTATTATTCCAAAAGATCGTATTGGTGCTTTCGTTGGTCATTATCCAACAATGCTTACACATCCTGATGAAGATCGTTTCATTAATTATCGTGAGGCAATGTCTATTATGGGCCTACCAGAAGACTTTGAGTTGGTCGATGCTAGTCCTAAGGTTGCTAACCATATATGCCAAAACGTACCAGTACAGACGGCTACAGACATGGCTACAGAGGTCCTGGCAGTGTTAAATAATGAAAGAATAATGGTTGACACGGACTACATTTTGCAGTATAATAACACTAAGAAGTTAGAATACGAAACTAAAGTAGACACATTGGAGGCATTCTTTGCATGAGCAAACACTTTATTATTGACTTTGAAACAATAGGTCAGAACTCGCGGGAAGTACCTGCAATCGATTGTTCTTATACAACATTTGATTGGGAGCGATTCACATCAGATAATCCATACTCGTTTAAAGAGCTGGTAGTTGGTATGGAAAGTGCTAAGTTTGATATTAAAGATCAGATGGTAAATCACGGCTGCAAATATAATGCGCGCGATTTACAATGGTGGATGGATCAACCAAAAGAACTCAGGACTAATATGAAACCTGATCCTGTAAATGATCTTACTGCATTACAGTTTATGGAAAAGCTAATTGATTATCTTCGATCTGAAGGTAAGATTGATTATTGGTGGTCTCGATCAAATTCGTTTGATCCTGTTATCTTAGATCGAATTGCACAAAATGCAAACAAAACATCGTTACTCGGTGATCATCTTAAGTATTGGGCTGTACGTGATACTCGTACATTCATTGATGCTAAGTTTGATTTTAAAGTTCCAGGTGGTAAGAACGGATTTGTTCCTGTATCCGACATTGCAAAATGGGAATATAACTTTAAAGCACATGATAGTAAACACGATGTAGCTGCAGACGTACTACGATTACAAACTATTGTTAGGGCTGAAGCAGATTTGGAGCAAATTGAAATATGAAAATCGAAGTAAGTATTGAAGAATTAAGAAAACATAAAATCTTTGTAGGTACTCCTATGTATGGCGCACAATGTGCTGGAACATACACTAAGGCAACTGCAGATCTTGCTACAATGATGGCAGCAAATCAAATCCCCATACAGTTCTATTATCTTTTTAATGAAAGTTTAGTTCAAAGAGCACGTAATTATATTGTAGACGAGTTCCTACGATCTGACTGTACTCACTTGCTATTCATTGATGCAGATATTGCTTTTAATCCACGAGATATTCTAGGTCTATTAGCAGTTAATCTGTCTGATCCAGAAAAATATAATATCGTAACTGCACCGTATCCTAAGAAAGCAATTGCTTGGGAAAAAGTTCAAAAAGCTGCAGCGGCTGGTATGGCTGATGAGAATCCTTTCGAACTAGAAAATTATGCTGCTGATTTTGTCTTTAATCCAGTTGGTCCACAGAAAAGCTTTAAGCTAACTGAACCAATGGAAGTTGGCGAAGCTGGTACAGGCTTTATGCTTATTGCACGGGAAACATTTACTACGTTTGCTGAAGCATACCCAGAGTATTCATACAAACCAGATCATGCTCGTACAGAACAGTTTGATGGTAACCACGAAATTCATGCATATTTTGACTGCATTATTGATCCTGATACTAAACGATATCTGTCTGAAGATTATTTCTTCTGTAAGAAATCGCGGCAAGCAGGATTGAAAGTCTGGATGTGTCCTTGGATGTCACTACAACATGTTGGAACTTATATCTTTAAAGGTTCACTTGGCCACATTGGCAACCTTGGTTTATCAGCTACTGCAGATAAGTCGAGTTCAAAGACTTCTTATAAGAATAAGAAAAAAAAGTAAAATAAGTGTTGACAAAAGCAGCAAATGATGATATTATTAATAAATAAACCAATAGGAGTTTTATACAATGAAATTTAGTGAACGTACTCTTACGATTCTGAAAAGTTTTTCCGCGATTAACAAGTCTATCTTACTTAAAGAAGGCAATGTTCTTAAAACTGTAACACCAGAAAAAACCCTCGTTGCAACAGCAACAATCCCAGATACGATCCCATCACAAGCATGTGTATATGATCTGTCTCGGTTCTTATCTATTCTGAGCCTATATCAAGACCCAGATGTAGACTTTCATGATAAGTATTTCATGATCACCGCGGGCAAACAACGTACCAAATATGTTTATGCCGACATCTCAATGATTCATGCAGCCCCTGAAAAAGATATTTCTTTGCCAACTGCTGACGTTATTGTAGATGTGTCGTGGGAAGATCTTCAGTCTGTTATTAAAGCAGCTGGTGTTCTTCAATTTAGCGAAGTTGCTTTCGTAGGTGAAGGTGGTAAGATTTACCTAAAAGCTATTGATGGCAGCAACGATAATTCAGATGACTATGGTATCGAAGTTGGTACTACAGAAGATGAATTTAAGATTATCATTAAGACAGATAATCTAAAGCTTTTACCTCAGAACTATAAAGTTACTCTTTGCGCGAAGGGTATCTCTGAATTTAAAAGCGAAGGCGTCACGTATTTCGTGGCAATTGATACTAAGTCGACTTATAAAAAAGGAAATGAATAATGGCTAATCAACAAAACCCTAACGCTCAGGGTCAAGAGCAACAAGAGCAAGAACCAGTACAAATTTCGCTGCAAGATATTGCAACAGTTGTACAACTTGTAGATGTAGTGTCTCGTAGAGGCGGCATCGAAGGCAATGAAATGGCAGGTGTAGGCATGCTGCGTAATAAGCTTGAGATGTTCTTGCGTCAAAATACACCTGAAGGCGACAACCCTGAAGGTCAAATGCCAAATGCAGAAGCTCCGGCTAATGTACCGGTAGACGCGCCACTGGCTGATAAAGTACAGCAATAGTGTTATTAACGACCGCGGGCTCTCGTTACAAAATAAACCCGCACTTATTCCTATATTATGATTGGTGATGATGATGACTATTGAAGCAAAAACAAATGAAGTATTGTGGGTCGAAAAATACAGACCACAGACTATTAATGATACAATCCTCCCAGAAAAAACTAAAGCAGCTTTTAAAAAGTTTGTTGAAGATAAAAGTATTCCTAACCTGCTGCTTACTGGCGGTCCAGGTGTAGGTAAGACCACAATCGCAAAAGCTATGCTCGAAGAGCTAGGATGCGATTACATTGTTAAGAATGGTTCACTTAACGTTAATATCGATACTCTTCGATATGAAATTTCTACTTACGCATCCTCTATGTCTTTATCAGGTGGTCGTAAGTATGTTATCTTTGATGAAGCAGATTATCTAAATGCTACATCAGTTCAACCTGCCTTGCGCAATTTTATTGAAGAATATTCTTCTAACTGTGGCTTCATCTTTACGTGTAACTTTAAAAATCGTATCATTGAGCCACTTAGGTCTCGGCTATCTGAAGTAGATTTTACTATCGAAACTTCACAGCGTCCTAAGATGGCTATGCAATTCTTTAAACGGGTGTGTAATGTTCTTGATAATGAAAGCGTTCCATACGAAAAGCCAGTTCTTGCTAAAGTAATTGAACGACACTTTCCTGATTTTCGCCGTGTTCTTACTGAGCTTCAAACTTATTCTGCGTCTGGTAATATTGACGAAGGTATTTTTGTTAACCTTAAGCAAGAGTCTATGGATGAAATGTTTAAACTTCTTAAAGCAAAAAACTTTACAGGCATGCGCAAATGGGTTGCTTCTAATTCAGATCAAGACATGAATGAAATGTTCCGTCGTATCTATGACATGTCAACTGATAAAGTTGAACTTAGGTCAATGCCAGGCTTCGTAGTTACTCTTGCTGATTATATGTATAAAGCAAACTTTGTAGCAGATCTCGAAGTTAATATGGTTGCATTCTTAACAGAAGTAATGTTAGAAAGCGAGTACAAATGATGATGATTATAATTGAATTTCTTATAATGATACCGATCGTGTACTTTGGATGTAAAGCTTTATGGATATCTACAATAATATTAGATGAACGTAAAGCTCGCTACCGTGCAGGCACACACGATTATTACGATAATCCTATCGAGGATGAAGAATGATGGGCTGGTGGAATGTTTTGGTTAGATCATCAAAAGACAAGCCTGTTACTTGTTTTAATTGTAGTGCAAAAGTAAAAGCTAGCGAAGCATTTAACGTAAAGTTTAATACAGCTGACGGGTTACATACTCTTAAAGCGTGTCCAGCATGTGCAGATGAGGTTAACGATGTGCTCAGAGCAATTGAGGAAGTAAGAAATGACAATGCCTAATGAAAGAAGGAATGCTGTTAACTACACTCGCCAATTCTTAGTAGACTTGATGGATCCCAAGAAAACACCTCGAGTACCATCAGCTGTACGCAAAGAAGCTTATCGATGTATTAAACATTATCCAGGCGATTATCATATGGATAAAGCTGCTATTGAAGCGCCTGGAGTATTTGGTGAATGGGACGCTGAGCATGCTAAACCAGATCAACATAACCGCGGGAGAAGCTAATGGCTAAAGATTATAACCCGTTTGATTTTATGAATGCAGCTTCTTTTACAAAAGAAGATCTTATTAAAAATCATGATAATCCAGATATGATTGAAAAGCAATATGCCGCGTATGTAGTTAATCGTGGTTTTACTAACTTTGAAGATACTATTCTTCATGCAAATGAAATGAATATGCGACACCATCTGTTTGAAGGTGCTCAGTTTGATTACTACAGAGGTGCACTACGTAAACGTAAACGCTTCTCTAAATGGCC